CGGTAATCGACGGATCGCGCCCGATGAGCAACACGAGTGCGTCAATACGTGGACCCCATACCTCCTCGAACTCCTGCTGTTCCGCTAGGGCAGAGCCCCCGCCCATCCCAGGGGTGGACGGCACGAAGAAGTCCTTTGCGATGCGTCGAGCGCGCTGACGCGCAGTCTCCTCTTCGCCTTCTCTGCCTGTCACCGCGGCAACATTGGCCGCATGAGCTACAGCAGCAGCAAAGCCCTCGGTGTTTTTGAGAGTCGTCCGGGCAGCGGCCAGACGGTTTGCGCGGTAGGTGTCGAGGGCTACGACCCCGTCCTCCTGTACCTTCCCGATCGAGGGGTAGTCTTCCAGAGCCTTGCGAGCTGCTGCACGCCACGGTCCAGACTCATAGTCTGGCAGCCCAAGACTCTCCAGGAGGTCTCGGACCTCACGGTCGCTGATACGCGAGGTACGCGGCATTATTTCTGCTCCTCATCGAGGGCGTAGCGGTTAGCCATCTCCTGAATGCGGCCTGCGAGGCGGGCGGCGGCTCTAGCGGCGATGCCGACGAGGCGTTCTTTACGGTCTGTCATTAGCGGTACGCCCTATCTGGTCGCTGTTGGTTTGCGTCCGCGCCAGCTTGCGCACGGAATTGGTCTACTGGGCTGACGGGCTGAGGAACATCGGGCTGCGTGTCGCTGCCACTTTCGCCTTGCTGTCCGCCAGACATAGATTCGAGCATGGCGCGCTTAACAATCTCCATAGCGTCCAAACCCTGGAACCCACTCATCATCATGAGGGTCATGATCTGCTGCGCCTGGTCCGAGGTCTCAATCTGCTCAATCATCCATTCATCAATCTGTGCTGACGGGTTGGGGATACCAGCCATCTTCATGCCGGTACGGTCGGAAATCTTCCATCGCTGCGTGAGGTCCGCCCACGTCCGCGCATTGCTCAAGTTCAGCGCCGCTTCGTCACTCGTCTCCAGTTGGACGTTGGTGAAGTAGAAGCCCTTGATGTCTGATGGGTTCAATGTGATCTCTGACGGGCCTGCGTCGAGGGCTCCGTACAGCGTGACGGGGACGCCCAGCACCTTCTCAACGTCCTGAAGGACCCACGTGTTGATTTTCATCACCATGCGTCTCAGGGTGCGGACGGGGCCTGCAAGTTTCGTAGCGGCGTTACGTGCGTTCTGGTCGGCTTCTGTGGCCGTGTCCACCCCTCGCTGGGGGGAGCCGCCGAGGGCACCGAACTTCGAGTGACGGTCGGTCTCGTGCTGGAGCTTCGCGAGGTTCTGGCTGACGGAGACAGGAATCTCCCCCATCTCGAAGGCTGCCATCTCCTGATCCTCTGAGAGGTGCCACACCTGACCGGGGCCGAACTTCAGCGACTTCTCGCCGTCCTCAAGCTCAGTCATGTTCTTGGCGAGGATGGGCTTGAAGACATGGAACCGTAGCGCGGCATCGTAGGCCGTCATCACGCGCGTCTCAGCCTTCGCCAATGGACGGATTGGGCGGGTCAGTGAGATGTAGCGGTCGAAGGGGTTGTTGTCCGCCTTCACCTCACCCCAGCCGGGATCACCGATGCAGTAGGGAATGTAGCCCGTGTAGTCGGGGTTGGCCTTCGTTGAGCGCGGGGACTCCCACGAGTAGGGGTTGATGGCGCGGTAGACTTCCTCTTCCTCGATCCACTGGACATACTCGCCCCGGTCAGAGCCGTTGGGCTTGGACCAGTATTCGATGTAATCCACTTCCTCCATCGGGTCGCGATCTTCGAGGCGACCTTTCATCTTCGGGAAGCGGCGGGTAGCCTCAGTTGCGGTGATACGGAAGTTCTCGAAGACGAACGAGGGGTCATGGGGGTTAGCCAAATCCTCGAACACCGTCTCCTTGGGGACGACGCGGAGGTTCCACAAGAACTCGCTCTTAGTGGCGTTGGCTACCTTGCGGCGGTAGGTGTCTCTGACGCGCTGAGAGCGCGAGGTCGGGGCATCGGGGATGAGGTCCCAGTTGATTTCCTTCTTGAGGACGAGCTTGCCTTTGACGAGCGAACGCTTCCCTTCACCCAGGGGGTCGCGGTTCTCGGTGAAGGCGCGGTCCCAGAACATCTCAAGGAACTGGCGGCGCTCATCGGCCGTGGCCGTCGCGTTCTCAACGCCCTCTTCGACGGGGCGAACGGGTACGTCAATCTTCGGGAAGGTGAGGATGTGGTCCGCTGCGTTATCCACTGCGTCCGCGATGGTCGTGAGGATAACGGGCTCGCCCAGCCCCTCGTCAGCCCAGTCGTCGGGGAGAATGTCCGAGCCGTAGTCGCCAGCGATGTAGGCGTCGTCTTCCTTGAAGTCGGCAATCAGGGTGCCATACTTCGCCTTGACGGAATCGTAGAGTTGCAGCAGCGGGTCTTTGTCAGATGCCATTTACGCGGCCTCAACCTTCTTCTTCGGAACCGGCAGGGGCGGCATGTGTGAGTTCGTGTTGCTGTTCGACCAGTTCACGTAGTTCTGACCACGCGGACTCTTCGCCATGCGGCGGTTGCGAATCATCTTCGCGTTCACCAGCGCAGCCGCGATTACGGTGTCATCGAAGTAGCCCGGAGGAGCCGAGTACCCGATGACGCCAGAGGGCTTGACGGTCGCTTCGTACAGCTCCATCTCGCGCTTGAGTTCTACGTCCTCGCGAGGAAGGATGATGTTCCCTCTTTCCACTTCTCTTGAGAGGGTATTGATAAGTGCAGCCTTCGAGTCGTTGGTGAACTTGAACGGGATGACGTGGCAACCCTCGGCGCGCAACATGTCCGCTACGGGCTCACCCACGCCAGAAACGTCCATGTGGATGAAGCGGCACTTGTACTCACGGAACATGCGGGCAATGCGGGGGACGGCCACGGTGTAGTCGAGTCCGTTGAAGCGGTCGCGGGCAATCAGTTGCTGCTTCCCAACGTCACCAACGTAGGCCACGGTGTAGTCGTGGAGCTTGGCGATGTCGAGGCCCATGATGTTGACGCCCTTGGCGTTCTCAACGTCAACCCACTCACCGGTGAAACAACGGTCGATGTCAGAGAACACCTGCCCGTCCTGCTCCGCCCACTCAGCCCAGAACATCTGTTTCTGCTCGATGTCCGTCAGCGACAGGTAGGTCTCGTCTAGTTCGAGGGAGACGGCATTTACCCAGTCCCCGCCACGGGTGCGCGCATTCTCCGCCTCCTCCTCGGTCTCGAAGATGAGGGGGTGGGCGGTGGATGGGACGGAGAACGAGTAGTAGCCCGTCTCGCCAGCCTGACCTCGCTCCCACATGGAGCGGAAGCGATTCTTCCCCTTGGTGACGCCAATCGCCCGTAAGCGACCACCGGAGTCCAGCAGGGCAGGGAGCAGGTACTGCCACGCCTCGTCCGGCATGTCGTGAGCCTCGTCAACGATGGCGCAGGTCACGCGGTCGCCCTGGAGGGACTTCGGATCGTCGGCGGACTTGCCCTGAATCACCGTGCCGTTCTTTAGCCAGATGATGCGGCGCGTCTTATCGTGGTTCTTGTAGAAGTCCCCGAGCGGAGGGGCGTGGTCTGAACGTTCGTCCGGGACGAACAAGTCCCAGATGGGCTGCCATACCTTCATCGACAGTTCAGCCGTAGGGCCGCAGACGTAGATGAGCGGGTAGTGAGTCTTGCCAAACGCCTTGGTCGCGGGACGGAACGCCTCGCGCACAGTCTCCGCCGTCATGCTCGTGGTCTTGCCCGCCCGTCGCCCACAGCCGACGATGATGAAGCGCGTCTCGGGAGCGGCGTGAATGTGTTCCGCCTGCCACGGGAACGGCTGATAGGGGTTGCCCTCGTTGAGCACTTCCCACATCGGGTGGCGCTGGTAAGTAATCTCAGACATCACTGACCTTCACGTCAATATAAGTTGGGGATACGGAAGTAGGGATGGAGCCAGCGGCGGCCTCAATGAGTTTCGCCAACGCAGAGTTCATTTCGCCAGCGCGGGGATCGCGGCTGTTACCGACAAGGCCGTTAATTTCCGCCCAGAGCTTCATCGCGCGCACATCACCTTTAGCAATGGAAGTCCAGACATGACTGTAGAAGTCTTCAATATCATCAACCGACTGCGCCTGGAACATAGCCATGTTCACGCGATGCGGGTCTTCCTTGAGCGGGTAGCGCCCCGATCCTTTGACGGGGAGCATGGTCTTAGCGTCTACGATGACGGGGCGGAGATGCCCTTTCCTGAGCAGCAACTTCCCCTCGTCCACTTTCTTGAGCACGGTGGCAAAGGAAATCTTCCCGTAGTCGCGGGAAGGGTCGAGGAGGCCGATTAGTTGGTCGGCGGCGGTGGTCACTCGCCTTCGGAGTGTTTCGTGTAAGCGACTTGATCCCACGCGCAGGAGCCGCAGAGCACCGAACGGGTGCCGTGGGGGATGTAGACCAACTCACTGCAACCGGCACACGGAGGGCAAGTTACCTTCATCCATTTCTCAGAGGCTACAATCGCTACCTCCGAAACATAAAGGTTCGCCCATTGCGGAGAGTGGAGATCGTAGATCACCTCCTCGGGATCAACATCATCAGGTAACTTGTAGCCCACGCTATACCCCTACCCGGTATCGGTGAGCAGCCTCGGAACAGAGATCACATCGACAGCGGTAGTTGAAATAGGTAGAACGGTTGCCGTGAGTGAGTTCTGCTGAGGCCCAGTACTGATTACGGCGGCTGCGTTGATACAGCGCGTTTGCCTCGCGGCAACACCAATCACGGCAACCGTGATTGGTGTACGTTGACAGCAGACCGTGTGTGGGCTCTCCCATACCCCATACGGGTACGGGGTTATTGTATATCCCGTCTAGCGAGGCTCTGGGCCTCCGAACTGCTCAATGGTCATTGAGCGATAGTTCTTAGGCGTCAGGGAATCTTTAGTGTGACGCCGGGGGGCAG